CAGAAGTTAAAATTAGTGTTCCGCTTAACCAAGTACATAATGCTTGCGCTGCTGCTCCTGTATTTGCTGATACCAAAAATTGTGCATTAGCATCTGCCCTGCGTGATGCTCCTTGATCAATCGTTAAGCTAAAATATCCAGTTCCACGAGATACACGATTGATAAAACAACCAGAACCTGAAAGAGTTGATGTAAGTTGTATTGAAACTCCAGCAATTGCAGATGCCGTACTACCACCAGCCCATCCGTCATATTGATAAGTTCCAGCAAGAAGCGTTATTAAGGTAGATGAGGCAACAAATGATGTTGATGCAGATTGTGTAAGTGTCGTGTCGTAAAGAGTAAAGATTTGGGGAGTTGATCGAAAGAGTGACATAGCACTACTCCTAACTAACTTGCGTCACTCTAGCCGTACCAGCGGTGGCAAATACTGCGGTATGGGCGAGTGAAAGTTGTCCCTGCGGGCATTCCCAATAGTCGCCCGCTGATAAACGCACTTGGTAGGAAATCGTTGTGCAAGTCGCTCCAGCAGAAATATGAAGATTGCCAGCCCCCTCGTTAAACACGGTTAGCACTTCCCTATTTGCAACTGCCGAGACAAGAGATGTTGAAGATGTAAGACTTGTGAAATTAGTGTTAGATACGCTTGTTCCTTGTAATGGATAGAATGTGACTACTGTGTTCGCAATCGTCACGCCATGAGTTACGCAAGAGCCAATGGTTACGGATGTAATACTGATGGGAACAGTTCCGCTAATGCTTGCCGTGACTGAACCAATTTGAGCAGTTCCTGCTACTAATGCTGGTAGCGTGGTTAGAGATACTGGTTGTGTTGCTTGATAAAATGTTCCATTGACGGTTACACTTGTATTTGCAATCGTTACACCGTGAGTCACACAAGAGCCGATAGTGATAGAGTTTCCAATCGTAACAGATGAAATTGATATGGGAATAGTTCCGCTGATGGAAGCTGTCACGCTCCCGATCTGTGCTGTGCTTGCCCCTAGAGTAACCGTCCCTGCTCCAATCGTTACAACTCCGATTCGGTTTGTGCCAGCGGGAATGGCAGAGCCAAGATCGACATATCCGGAAACTGGTAGTGTATTTCCAACATCAAAAACAGATTGTCCATCTCCTTGAATTAAAACAACTGGTATGCCAGTTGTTACATTTTGTGGCAAATTGATAACATATGGAACATTTGCTGTCACCGTACCAGAGGCAATAATATGATTGGGATAGTGTGCCCCACCAGATACCGTAGTTGCTAGGGTAACTGCCGTCTGGTTGCCGTCTAAAATGGGAAGTGCCATAACATCAATCTCCTTGTTAAATCACACCTATATACATAGAGTTTCGCTTTTCGTGGAAGTCCAAGAACCTCAAGCCATCGTCTGCTTCTGATGGGGTGCATATAAGGCTCATTTTTAAGCCCCTCTGCCAAGCCCTTTTAGCGGTCTTTATGGTTGGGGTTTGTCCAGTAATTCTAGCAGTATAAACCTTTGTGTCTAAAATGTTGTTTTGAATCTTGGTAAATAGAGGTGGAGTTTCAGAATAGAACGCCTCAAAGATTGAGCAGTATTCAGCATCGAAAGCCTCTTGGCTAATCTTGGCCGCTGTGTCGGAGTAGTCGATTGTAACTGCTACCTCATAAACCCCAGTATAGTTGCCAAGTAACTGACCACCCACGGACGCAGAGATTGTGGCCGATGGGAATAACTTTGCCCCTATTCTATTAGTTTTATAGATGTTGAGGCCAGAGATATGAGCTAGAAGATTCTCAAGTGCATCCTCTACATTGATTTGAACGCTATTGTTCATTTAATAGATTGCGTATTTAGTGTTTAGATACGATTCAACTTGCTGGCGTTCCGTGGTGGTTAGCAAACGATTATATATAACAATTTCTGATATATATCCAGAGTAAAAATAACTAGCAAAATTTTCTTCGTTTTCATAATCACATCCTATAAAAATTCTTTGACTTGTTCCATCTAGACTACTATAAGACCCAGAGGCAGTATTATTGCCATTTACATATATATTGTAATTAAAATCTTTTGCAGTATAACTGAAAATACAAGGAACTCCCTCTACACTTGGTATATCTGATCGTAAAAATTCTTCATTAAAAGCGTTATTTAATGTTGGATAATAGTCAGTTACTGCAGAAATTAAATTATTAGAACCTTGGCTTATGAGTCCTCCACTTGTGGCTTGTGGCTTAAAAACTATAAATGTTGTATTTAATAAATCATAATTTATTCCAGCAGAAAAATTTGCCAGATATTGATTTCCGTCAAAAAATAATGCTGGTTTGTTATTTATTCCTGTTTCACTATAAATAATATCTCCTGCCTCGCTTGCTACATTTCTAGAGTTTCCACTCTGGTCATACCACCCTGCTACAATTTCTCCAACTAAATTCAAACCAGCATCAGCTTTCAGCCACAATGAAAGACTAGATAAATTTGATGGTGAGAATGGTTTTGATGTTGCTGTAATGTCCAAAGTCATAGCTCTTGACCAAGTTCTATTTTGACTTATTACAGAAGGACTATCCCCGGTCACCTTTGCTACATAGAAGGTAAGATTTGAATTATCAGTTAAATAGCTTGCAAGGTCTGGTGATCTATAAAGCTGTTCTAGGATGTCGTAGAACTTGGCATCAAAATCTGCCCTAGCAGTTGTATCTGCTCTAGCTACATAAGTTATAGTTGTTGGAGTTTTGAATACACCAGAGAAAGGCACAAGCTCCTCTGATCCAATTTGGGCTTGAACGGTTACGCTTGGAATCGTCCTAGCTGTGCTTCTTTCGCTTGTGTAGAAATTCACCCCACCGATACCAGAAACCACATTAAGGAGGGCGTTCTCCACCTCCCTTTCAATAGAGGCCATTAGGTAGTAATTTCAGCAAGCTCGATGGTGTAGGAAAGGCCATCTGTGCTTTGCGAAAATCCTCCAACCATACGCTCCACGCCACTCACGGTACAAAGTGAGCCGATGACTGGGGCAGAAATTCCAGAAGCCAAAACTACTAGGCTTTGAGTCACCCTAAACACTTCTCCACCTATCTCAAGCTCGCTTGCGGTTGTTAAGTCTGTGACGGACGCAGAAACAGAGGACGAACCCAATCCAGTCACAGATTGATATAAGTCCTCAATCATATAAGAGAGGTCAGTAGCAAAATAGGAGGTGCTGATAGTGCCAGCCATAAAACCACCCTCTATGTCAATCCATACTAACTAGCCCATCAAAGCTAAAAATGTTGTCAGTTTCCCATTCATTTTTTTGTGGGAAAAAGCCAGTTTGCTTATCTTTTCTGGTTGCAGAAGCAAGGATGACTGGAGTGCTATTGATTGCCCAAAAATCATTAGCACCTCGGATTGCCTTTGCCATCTGCTCAACTGATGACGCAGTATAGGTGCTTAACCCCTCAATCTTAATGTCAGCTGGACATAGCACATAGAAGTTATCTTTGCCCATAGTCTGCCTAGCCCTAACAATCAATTCTAGTGGATTTCGGTAGTAGCCTTGAGATAACCCAAATGGGGCAACTAGATTGTAAGTTTCTGGGAGTCCCTCGGCTGGTTTATCGTCTAGTTTGTCTAGGACAATATTGGTCTTGTCTGCGTCCTTAATCTCGGGGTGGCTATATACAAAGTCAGTCCAGCTTCTCTTGCTTTTCCTATAAGCCTCATAACGATTCGGCCATACCTCTAAATCAATAATATCGCCCTGCCTATGCCCAGCTTTTACATAACTGGTAAGCTCAAAAACTCCGTGGTATTGAGCGAAGCAATCAAAGAAAACCTCGTGGCCTTGGTCTGCTAAATGCTTGGCGGCGGGTAGGCAACGAAGCACATCACCAAGCCTCTGTGAGTATTTTATTGTTTTAACACTCATCGGCAACGCTCTTATCTGTTATGAATGGGAGGTAATCCCTTAATCTAACTGGGCTAGATGTTTGTTGTAACTTTTCCCATCCTTCGACTAGCCCCTTATAGCCATAGAAATCTTCTTTGAATTGGGCTTGCTCCTTGGTTGCGTAGGCGAAATGGTCAAAGGTTAGCCCCCAAGTTTCTGTCACTCCCCTTGGAATCATCATTGACTGAACATTAAGCTTGGGCGGTTCGTGGCTCACAAACTCAACTCCCCTGCCCCACTTCCAAGCTCTAAACCATTCGTACCAATGCGAAGCAAATCCCTCCCTAGTCACAACTTTTTTATTCTGTCCAACATAGTAGTTACAATGAAACTGCATTGCTCGCCCATCTTCGCACCCCTTTAGATGTCCAAAGATTGCATCTAGCTGGTCTGCTCTCCACATCTCATCCGAATCAATCTGCATCACAACCCCCTTCTCCACCCCTTGCAGAGCCTCCTTAATCATCGCCAGCTTGCCAGAGAAGGGCTTTGCTTGCCAATAGACGGAAATATTCTCGCCCCTAATGCTCTCAAGGTATTCGTGCGTTCCGTCTATGCTTACAAAGTTCTTGTGATACTTGTCTGGAACTTGCTTGCACCAGCGGGTGCATCCTAGAGGTTCACTCACTCCCTCGACTATCCTCCATTGCCAAGGAATCTTTAGCTTCTTAAACTCTGCTAGATGCCTTTCAATATAGGGCATCCCATTGAGGACGATGGTAAAGATAGTTAGCATTTTAATCGCCCATAGATAACGCTAATCTCTGGACAAAAAGAAACTGAATCATAGCGGTAACATTCAAATCCAATCGAATCAAACCAAGCCATAAACTCCTTTAACCAAGTGTCTGAATAATGTAGCTCAATCGCAATCTCCTTTAGATTGTGAACATTTCCCAGCGGAAGAAATTGAGTTTCATCTCCTTCAATGTCGCACTTAATATGAGTGATTGAATGTTCTTTTATCCAAGCATCAATTTGAAAAGCCGAATCTGCTTTCTCACACAAAAATTTCCCTTGTGGATATTGTTGAGAAAGCGTTGTGATGTCCCCTTGGTTTATGTCCACGCCCATATAAAACTCTGGCTTTTGTGATAGGAAATACTTGGTCGTTCCGTTGGCCTCTTGTCTTTCTGCTTCTGTCCAAAACGCACATCCCAAGTCAAGCACTCTGCCACCATAAACATTAAGATGTTCCCAATGAATTTCGGGTGATTCAGAAGTGATGATTCCTTTAGTCATAGTTCAAATATGGCCGCACCATTACGAACTGACCAGTCCTCCCATAGAAGTTTTGCAAATCCCTTGAGCTTGTGATAGTTCGCCCAGTTCTTAATATCATTCACATCGTCCAAGGCGATGATTGCCTTTTCCTCTAGGAACGGCCTTACGCAACGCAGTTCAGCCTCACCAGAGAAAGGCGATCCATCAATCAGCACAAAGTTAAAATTAACATTATGCTCAAAATGAATGTCCTCGATTGCGTTGCTTGAATAATCCTTTGCAGTTTGTAGGCACTCCTCAAGCCAACCCAAAACTTGTTCTAGTGGGTATTGGTTAAGATTTGTTTTCGTGTTTTTATAGAACTCTTCAACCTCATATTTTGGCATCCATAGGCTCGGCAAAGTTGCTGTGCCTTTTACAGAAACTCCTCCCTTTGCAGATAGATTCATTGAGTGTCTGCCAATGCGGTCTGGGTGGTTCTCAATACTGAATAGCTTTTTTGTCCCAATACATTGAGTTGAACCATCGCCAGTTCCTCCACCAATTTCTAGCCCGATACCAAGCCCCTTGGTATGTTCCGCAAGGGCTTTCCCAAATGAATCGTTAATGGTTACTTCTTGCATTTTAATTTTTCCTCTAAAGCCTTTCTAATTACATACCCAATCACGGCCTCTTTGTCGTGCTTCAACGCAATCATTCCAGCTTTGTATAAATCCATTTCGGTTTTTTCATCATAGCTCACATCCACCTCAACCATCGGTGGAACTGGTCGAGCCTTGCCAAATCGAATAATTCCAGTCTTACGATTGCCAGTTTTGGCTTTTGCGTTTTTCATAGATGGCCTTGCCCTTTTCATAGAACTCTGGCTTGTTATGGTTCTTTAACTGCTCGTCTGCTTGCCCGCCAGTAAATAGGGGGTTGTCGTGCTTAAAAACTAAATCCCTTGCCTCAATAACGACATTATCTAAATAGGCTTTTTCTGTGAACTCATTGTCGGAATAGATGCCGTCAGAGTCTTGGTAGTCAGGGTGGAACATATACCCCTGCTTCTTGAGCCTAGATTGCGTTAAAATAGCCATACAAAGGAGTTTGTCTTGCCGTAGCCCATCTGATACTGCCAGCACTTTCTCTGCGTTTGTATCGCCAATAGCGTGCGAAATTAGAGCATCCCAATGGCGGGGGGGTGTCCAATCATCGCTCATTTGAATAACAATATCGCCTTTGGCTATTTTTGCCCCAGCATTCCAAGCGTTAATCATTCCCCCCGGATTGCACCTAATGGCTTGGTGGGGGGTGTAGTCCGTGGGGTCGTTATGATCTACCATAAACAACCACTCAATCTCTAGGGGCTTTTGGGCTAAAGAAAGCCACATCCATCGCCTTTGCCAAGCAATCTGCGGTCTGCCCCTTGTAGCGTGAACAATGCTGATCTTGGGGGCTGGTCGCATTTTCCTAATCTTTTCAGCCTCACCAATTTCTCCTACGCACACCGAGGCCGTCTCGTATAAGTCCATCGCTTGCCAGTTGTAAATTGCCTCTACCAGATTCCAGTAATGAGCCTTGGGGCGATGCAGGGTCATACAAGCCCTAATAGAGCCATAAGCCTTAATCCAGCTTCCCTTACCAGACCAATGATTTGCTATATAAAAATAAGCCTCACGGCGGTCTGGTTGCAAGGCTACTGCTTGCCCTAGATAAGAAAGCCTCTCATTTTCTGGAACAATTCTCCCCAAGTTACAAAGCACATCGTATCGAAGCGTATCCTCTAGCTCTGCAAACATAAGAGCCTTCTTGCTGGATTCTATGCACTTGTCGTGCTGGTTCGACAAAAAGTATTCTTGGGCTTGGTAGTAAAGGGAATTAGGTGCTGGAACAAGAGTATCAGCCAAGATGTTAAAGTTCCTTTCAGCACTTCTAGGCTTGTATCCGTGGGGCTTGTGGATGCGAAAAATCTTGTCTACCCCAATCGTCTTGTTTGGCTCTTTAGTAACAAGCATTTCGTGGACTCGGTTTTTCCAATAGCAAGTGCCTTTCTTTGAAATTTCTTCTCGGAGAGGAATGAGGCCAGCGTTATCGACATTATATTTTAACGCCACTAGGTGAGCGTCTTTTTGAATGGCAAGGTCAATAGCCTCTTCAACAACCTTCGACCCATCCTCGGCCATTACATCGTCAGCATCGACCCATAAACACCACTCGCTAGAACAAGCCTCTAAAGCCGTATTTCTAGCCGTTGCAAAATCGTCTATGTGATTCCAGTCAGTTCTTTGATTCTTGTAATGAACAATTTTCGCACCAAGCCCACTTGCAATTTCTTCCGTCTTATCGGGCGTAGCTGACCCCCTAGAAATGCAAACAATAAGTTCCGCTGAAATGGGCTTGAAACTTTCCAAACATCTTCCGATATACTCTTCTTCATTTCCAGCGATGAGATAGACTGAAATAGGATATTTCATTTAGATAGGATTTCTAACTGCTAGGGGATGTCAATTAAAAGAAAAGGGGGGAGCAAGTTATTCACTCACTCCCCCCTCTTCGGAGGAATCAACCAACCAAGTTTTTAGCTGTAAGTCGTGGTGATTCGGACGGCGGCGTTCGCATCAATGACTTTCTCCGCTGTGTTCATACGAACACGGAGAACATTGGAGCGACGAGCTTCGTCACGATAGCTCTCGGAGACGAAACCACCGGGAGCGTCATCAGACCATACCAAGGTGCGACCTAATCCACCAGCGGTGAACTGACCGCCAGTAACATTGGCAACAACAATCTTGGTGTCTGGAACAATGAACGAGCCAGAGTAGGCTTTGTTCTTGTTCGCTGTGTTGTAAGCCGCACGACCGATGTAGACATTGTCCACACCAAACGCTTGAGCAATCTGCCTCTCATCGAGGAGACGACCACCAGTATTGGAAACAACTCCGTAGAATTGATTCTGCAAGAGGGTGGTACGGCGAACTCTCTCGTACACATTGGCAGACATAATCACCGCATTGGCTTCGTAACCCAACTTATTGAGAGCCAATTTGCCAGCCGCAACATCCGCAGGGGCGTTGATGGTTGCCAAGTTGCCTTCGATGTAGGAGGCCGTAGGGCTAATGTCAGCCGTGGTGAAGGGGGTCGTTGTTGCCCAGAGCAAGTCAGCCACCCGCTTTTCGTGGGAGAGCTTAACCTGACGGAGCAAGAACTTCGCTGTTTCTGCCTCGATTGCGAAGAAGCGTGAAGCATCCGAACGGAAGGAATCGTCCAACAATTCCTCTAGGCCGGTCTCTTGGCAATCGTAGGTATCAGAGGTGAATTTCCGAACCGCACGAGCGTATTCAGAACCAGCGTTCCGCTTGGCCGCATCAGCGTTCAAGAGGTCAGCATCGGCTGTCTGCACTTTGAGGTACACGCCACTCTTTGCCGATACTGGCAAGAGGGGCATAATGTCCGCACCGATCAACCCGATTTGTGCGGGTGCTTCGATGAGGGCTTGGTTAATATCGGCACGAATGGTCGTGCCACCAGAAATAAAGCTCATTTTATATTATTCTTTCTTTTGTTTATTGTTTCGTTGTTTAGAACATCGGAATTGCAATTTCGATAACAGCCGATGAACTTGTGGCCGCTTCGAGTGCAACACCAGCCGTCACGAGGTTTGAGGCCGCCGTGGTCACAAGACCAGTCGCATCAAAAAACACCGTGTTACCAACTGCCGCCGTCCCAGAGACGGTTGCGAAGAAGGTCGGGTGGAACAATTTAACTGCAACATATCCACCAGCCGCAACATCTTCTTGAGTTACGCCGATAGCTTTGGTTGCACCAGTTACCGCTACATTGATAAAGCCAGCCGTGGTGGTGTCGGGCTGAACAAATCGAGCCGCCGAAATAGCGGAGGCCGAGCCGAATGTGCGAAAATTACCATCAACTTGAGTAGACATTTTCTTTTATCCTTTTGTTAGATTTTGACGATGCCACGGCTTTTGGCCTCGGCATATTCTGTGGGGTTAGATAGCATCACGGCTTGCATAGCCTTGAGCTTTGAAGTTCCGTAATCGCTGTGGGCGGCTACGAGTTCTTCAAAAGTTTTGGGTTCAACCTTTGCAGGGGCTTCGACAACTGGCGAAGCAGAGATGGGCTTAATGCCAAACTCGGTGAGAACAGCTTTGAGCTTCTCGGCCATCTGGCTTTCGTCCTTCTTGGCTTTCTCATCAACGGAAGGAACTTCGGTTGAGGGAGCGACTGGTGCTTCGGATTTATCCTCTGCTTGGTCTTTGGCTTCGTCTGCGGGTTTCATAGCGGCTTCGAGAGCCTCTAGGCGGGCTTTTAGCTCGCTCAATTCGTCCATATATTTCTTATCCATATTTTTATTCTCCTTATTGTCAAGTGGTTCGTGTTCCACAACAGCTTGTGTATCGGCAGGGATGCTCACGCCTCCCGCATTATATGCCAATTTTGCTTCTGCTTTTACGCAAGAACCAGATTCGTAGGGTTCAACTCCCTTTGCTGGTTTGTATCCATCCCAGCATCGGAACTTTGTTCCAACTGCGAAAACAAGCATCTCAACATCTTTACTTTGAAAATCCCTAAACTTCTCGTTTGAGGCAGGGCTAGAAACTAGATCGGCAGATTCAATCCTCTGGGGGCGAATGTAGTCCTTGCCTCCAATAGTTTCAGACTCATTTAAGAAAGCAAGGCTCACGCCAAACTGGTCTGGGGCTTCATTTGCCATCTCTTTGACTAGGCCATAATGAGGGGAGCTTTTGAGCAAGTGAAGATCGGCCAATAGCTTGTCCCCTTCAATCCGAGGGTTACGAGCAAAACCCAGAACTGCGTCTAATCCACTTCCGTGATTCATCTTAACCTTCACGCCATTGGGAGCTTTAGACATTAGCTCATAGGCCTTCTCAATGGAGGTCTTATCAATGAATAGATCGTGGCCTCTTGCCTCACCTTGGCTCAAGATATAGACATTAGGGATAACCGTAGAATCTTCTTCTAGTCTGGCCTCTTTGCGTTGCTTCCTTTTGGAGTCACGATAGGTCTGGTAGGCAACTGCCGCCCTTTGCTTCTGGTCTGGAAAGTCTTTCACGGCTGTCTCGTGTCCCATAAAGCGACCAACGAAGTCTTTGCTTTTCTCGCCTTTTTTGGGTGTGAGTAATGGCATATAATTAAACTAGGGTTAAGAGGTATTTTAGTTGGTTCACGCTTCCAAGAATTTCATCTCGGATATTCAACAAATCCGTGTCACCTTCGTTCAGATAACCCGGTAGCTCATCAGAAAGGAATGAAATAAACTCATCGTTGTATTCACCAAAGCCTTCCGAGTAGTTATCTAGGCTAAAGTCAAAGGTAGAAGCAGAGATAATTCTGCCATACTTGCCCATAAAGGTTTCTACAAACTCATCAATGCTCTCTGTAAGTGAGCCGTAAATTTCGCCAAAGCTCTTGTGTTGGCTATAACTCTTTGTCTGCCAATGAAATATCTTATACTGATTCTGATAGGTCAGTAAAGTTATGAGAATTGTCTCGCCGTTGGCGTTTTCCATAATCACCTTCCTAGTTTGTCAATTACTTGGTCTTGTCTTTAATCGGGCCACCGACAATCCAAGCATCGCAAGTCCTTTTAGATGCACACTTAAAATCAAAAATCTCGCAATAACCAAGATCGCCACCAACTGCTACTTCGTTTGCATCCTCACCAATTCCTTTTTTAATACAACCAAGAAGTTTGTTGGTCTGATTAAAGGCCGCACAATTACCGCACACCATCTTTTTTGCCGTGGCTACATCGCCTTGGAACTCGTTTGCCTTTGCTTTCCAATAATCCTCGTTTGGTTCGTTTGGATTGGCAGGGCCGTAGTTAGCGTCATCAACCGCATTTTGCCTATTGGCTAAATTGGTTTTTATATCTTGTGTTGCGATTGGGCAAGAAGCTGGTTCTTCAAGTTTCTCATCTCGGCTGTCCATTTGTTTAATGAGCTTCTTGACCCAAGCAAAGCCAGCATCGCCACCCCATCCATTCCACGCTTGCCATCCCTTGCCCTTATCGTCCCAGCCTTCGCCTTTCTTGTCGACTTCGTGACGGCTAAAGAAAGAGTGCATCCTGCGGATTGTATCTGGGGACAATGCTTTCCCAGCAATCAAATCCCTAGCCCTAGCGATGCCCACAGAGGTCATTCCCCTTTGGCTGGCTGGTTTCTCTCCACGAACTTCCAAGGCTCGTTTAGCGGCCTCCCTAGCTCCTTGCGGGGGCGTGAAATCAATGTCCGAATACTTGCCCAACTCGCAAGCATTAAGTAATCCGCTAATAAGCATCTTAACGCTTTTGTTATCTAACTTGGAAAGTTCCTCTAGGTTATTATCAATCTGCTTACCAGCAGTCTTTTCGGTGTCCTCGGTTGCCCCTTTTTCGGTAGGCTCACGCTCCTCTCCCACATCAATATCGCCGTCCCCACCAGTTGTTCGGCTTGCTGTGTCTTGTTCTTTAATTGGAGGAACAACGACAACTGCGTTTTCGTCTTGTGGCTCGTCTTGCATTTGCTCTGGTGCTGGCGAACCAAATGCAGGGGCTTGAACTGGTTTGTTAATATCAGAAATTGTATCTGGGGTTACTCCGTATTGTTCTGCCAAATCCTTAACTAGCTTTGCTTCCAATGCCCTCTGCCTCATTGAGCTTTCAAAGTCTAACCCTTTCTCTGCGTATATGGAACTAGCTGTAGTTAGACCTGCCCGAAACTCGGCTATATTTGCTTGGCTCTCCCGCCCAAGGTCTATGGATACATTTGCCCCAAAATTAAAAACTCCCTTGGCACTTTTCCCGCCAAGGTTATTTGCAATCAATCCCCTAGCAACTCCGTCTGCAATTACAATGTTCTTTAGGGGGCGAAGAACCCTATCCTCTAGGAGCTTCTGGTATCTGCGGAAAGTGCGTCCTGCTTGTTGCATTTCTAGTCTAGCTGTCGGGCCAGACATTGAGGATGGGTCTACTGCAAAGCTGTAGGGGATGCCAACGCCCATACAAATGTTACGCAAGAGAATTTTGTGGAACTCTGCAAACGCTCCGCTTGGTCGGCTCGGCCCATCTGGGAAAATAATGTCCTCATTGACTTCGAGGTAGCTGACTTTTCCCGGCTCAATCGTTTCTAGTTTGATGCCTTGGTTATCAGCGTTTAAATCGTTGGTTAATGCAGAAAGATCAGAGGCGTTATTATTATTCCGCTTTACGATTCCAGCTTGTGAACTGGCGTATTTAGCGGCCATCTTCTCTGAAGCAATAATCTCGTAGATGTCCACGCAATCATTGATTGCCGTGTGGAAAGCAGAGATTCCTCGATACTGGTCAATGCGAAGCGGGTCATACAAGTGGAACGCTTGGCTTGCTGGTACGGTTGTTTGGAAAATGTAAGCGTTGCCATAAGTGCGAAGGTAAATGTCATATCCAGTTGGTGCACCAGTTTCTTGATCGACGTGAATTCCACTAATAAGATTAAGGCTTGTGTAGGTTCTGTTTGGGTCGCCAAGTCTGTCTGCCTCAATTCCTTGCAATCTTAAATTGCCTTGCTGGTCACGGACTAAAACAAAAAGAAAATCACCATCACGGAGCATCGACATCATAGCAATCTGCATTAGGAACGAGCCAGTATTCCTTCCAGAAAGATCGCACTTGTCCCACCATTCGTTCCAATAAGCCTCTACATCGCTATTGACCTTGGGGCTTTCTGTTCTTGCTTGGTAAGAAATGTTCCCCGCACAATGACTTGCAAACTTCATCAATAGGCCACGGACAAGGCCAACATTCTCTGCCAAGTCCCTAGAACGTTTTAGCAATTCTACTCGGTCATAATTGGAACGAAAACCCTCTGCACCAGACAAAGAGGACGGCCCTCGGCGTTGTCTATTGTATTGAGTTGCGTCATATTCAAAGGCTGTGAGCTTTGCCCTAGATGCCAAACGCTCAACGGCGGCTTGCGGATTAACAAAGGCAATCGCCTTATCAATTAGGTTTAACTCAACCTTCTTCACTTACGCCATCCCAATCGAACGAGCAGGGCCGAACTTTGCGTAGGTGGTGCGAACCCTTCCACCAGTTGCTTGCTGAATGGCTAGGGTCAATTCTGCAATCGTATCTCTCACCTCACCCAGATTCGCCCTTGAGAAAGAGCGTCCAGCTATCGAATAGCTTGAACCCGCCACCGCTATCGCTTCAAGACAAGTGATATATTTATCACGCAGAGAAGTTAGGGTGGTGAGGGGTAGCCCAATAAAATCACCCTTCGCCATTCTCAACCTCCTCTGTCAAACTTGCGGGTGAGACTTTCAATCGCCCATAAAGTGACGCACCCACAATATTCATACATTCGCAATCCATTAAGTGATTATGCTTCCCGACTTGCTTCCATACAAGCCTTTCCCTTCCAGTCATAGGATTTTTCACCCTCACCTTCACCTCTGCCTCAATATGAACTCGCCAAACATCGGGAGTATCGAGAGCGATGTAGCCGGGTTCTTTCAAAAGATTCGATAGGATGTCTTTGATGGATGGGTTTGACCATCGCCAAACAGGACAAAATTTCCATTTCCACCCAGTTTTTGACTGAATTGATCTACCGCTAAAAGGGTCGCCATTTGCAATTCGTGAATATGGGCGTTGTAATTTATGATCTCCTACTATTTCAGAAAAGCTGGTGCGATCTGAACCAACTAATGCTATCCAGCCATTCTTACAACAATTCAAATAAACATCTCTGGTTTGATCGCCCGAATCGCAGAATACGCACTTGCTCTCAACTCCAAACTCTTCTGCCTTGGCTTGGATGTCTCCCCAAGTTTCTAGTCTCCCTGCCCACACAAGTCGTGATCTACCCTCAATATCCCAAGCTCTCACAACACACCAAGCGTGGAAACCCCCCGCCTCTTGGATGTCGCAAGACATAATCAGCTTCTCATTCACCCTTACCTCGCCCATTTTGTAATCGCCAGCCACGATTTCCATCTTCTCGCTTTCGTGTTCCATCCAAGGCTCGGCTAGAACTCGATTCACAAAATCTTGTAGCCCTATGATTCCATTATATTTATCTTGCAAGAACTTCACAGCTAAACTCCCGAAGCTAACCCAAGGGGCGTATAGGCCGTTGAGGTGATAACTCCGACGGTTCGGTTCGCCCTTTAGATTGGTTGCCCTCCATTCGCCCTCTCGAAGCATTTTGGTTTTCTGTCCATCTGTAATCTTTCCCTTACACTCTTCACATTCGTAGTAGGTCGAAGATTTAACCAGCTTAAAATCATAAACCCCATCCTCAATCTTGGCCGATTCGTCCCACTTCACTTGTCCCCAGACTAGCTTTTGTTTGAACCCACAATGAGGACAAGGAACAAAGTAGAAACGCATATCCCCTTTTTGCCACTCGCTCCAAATGATTGAGTCGGCAGTTGTCGGGGTGCTGGTTGCTATGATGAGATGGTTTGGGTAAGTGCTAACCCTAGCCTCTGCAAGTTGAACTGGGTTCGCCTCTCGCCCCGACCCCGCTTGCTCTGGAAACTTGTCCACCTCATCCATACACAATAAGGCAATCGAGCGACTGGAAAGAGCCGAGGGGCTTGTGCCAGCCCACCAGACCGAGCATCGTTTGAAGTGCTGTTCGAGTATTTTTATTTTATCGGTGGAGTCTGGTTTCTCTTTTGCTAGGGCTGGGCAATCGTCAATCATCGGCAACCATCTAGTTTCCGTGAAAGACCTAGCCAAATGTTCGCTAGGCATCACCCACAAGGCGGGGCAAGGTCGTTCCGCTATTCGATACGCTAGACCAGCCAGAATCGTTGTGGTCTTGCTTGTCTGTGCCCCCCATACAAGCACAACCCTGCGAATCGAATCATCGCCAAAAGCCTCTAGTGGCTCTCGAACATAGGGTGTGAGAGTTGTCGAATACGCACCGGGTATGTTCGTTACTCTTGCGGAAAGGGTGAGGTTTCTCTCTGCCCATTCTGGAATTGAAAGTTGTTCCCTTGGCTCAAACAAAAGACGAGCGAAGTTCTTGGCATCATCAATCTGATTCATCTCTTGACCATAAATCCACGATCGTAAGCCCACGCTGGCTTCATATGGATTTCGTGATGGCACTCAAAGCAAACCGCCAAGAAAAACTCAACCTCATTCAGCCTATCGCCAAATCTTCCCCGCCTATGGTGAACTTGGCTTGCCATCTTGCATCGGCATACTTGGCAGATTGGGTTGTTGGTTAAAAACTTTTCTCGCACATCTTTATAGACTTCGTTTTGGCCTTTTCTCTTGGCAGAGACTCGGCGTAGTTTTCCCCCTCGTTTGAGTGGGGTTTTGCGTTTAAGTGGAGAGCGTTTCATTGGTCGAAGAACGGAACATCGTGGGCACATAAATCTCTAAACTCTGGTATCTGCATAAGGGTTTTGTGAAGTGCGATTGGGTCTGCTTTGTCCCTAACAACTGCGTGATGAAAGTGAACCATCCAGTATCTCCCTACGCCCTGCCGTGTCTTTGGGTAGTTTTTAAAGCAACATCCTACACACATAGCGAATCCATATTCTTCTTCAAAGTTTTTGAGTTGCCCACGACCCGGAACATAAAGAGTGGAGTGGCTAGAGTTTCGGCAGTATGCCAAGGCTATTCTTGTCGGCTTCATAGTTTTCATTCGTCAAAGTAAGGAAGGACTATGCCAAGGATTGCGATTGCTACTAGCAGAATAATAAAGCACTCGTTCATTTGAACGCTCCTTCTGCTTTCTGGATGGTCACAAAGATTTGATCGATGCCCTCTTGAATAGCCCTTTTAGCACATTCTGGGTCGCTAGGGTTTGCTCTTGCGGCCAAGCTAGAAGGCATCGCATCCATTAGGTTTCTAATTGCTCCCAACCATTTGCCGAACACTTCCCTTACCTCGTCCATCCGAATCGTTACTCTGTTCACTTCTTCCCATCGGGCGTGTTCCATTTCTGCTTCTGCGACTCGCTTTTTTGCTTCGCCCCATCCCTGAATAGCGGCTCTCATAGCGACTGGATTTCTTTCGTTGGTTGCCCTCTGAACTAATGAGTAGGCAACTACCTCGGCTCTCCTCGCTCGATGTAATCGTCCAAGCGGATTTTCCAATTTGATCGACTCGGCATCCGAGTTTTCTGATGTCTCTGATAAGCTCGTTAATGCTGACAATATCGGCCTCGCCCTGCTTGGCTTCTTTTGATTGGCTATTTTCCAACGCTCTGCATCGGCCACGCTTGTAAGGGGCATACCTCTTTTTACTAGCTTCGAGATTTCGCTCTTCACTAGCCCCCATTTCTCGCATAGCTCTTTTTGTCTTATCATTTCTCACAGAGGCTTCCCACACGCCAAGCATTTCTCACCATCCCCACCCTTCTCATCCTCTGGGCTAGTCGCTTCCATCATCTTTCCAATCTCATCCAAACTAAAGCCGGTGATATCAATATCAATCTCCCCTGCATCTAGTTCCTCTAGGATGTCTTTGAGTTGTGGCATATCGAACTCACCACTCAATTTATTAAGAGCAAGGTTGGCCGCCTTTTCTTGCGTTTCATCTAACCAAACTGCCCACACCTCAATCTCATCTTTGCCAAGTGCTGAATAGCACTTTAACCGCTGATGGCCTCCAACCACATTACCAGTCTTTGCATTCCAAGTTATCGGCTGAAGATTTCCAAGTTCACTCAAAGATTTTGTGAGCCTACCCAACGCATCCGAAGTGATGGTTCTCGGATTGTATTTTGCTGGTGAAAGCTCGCTGATTTTCTTTGTTACTAAAGATGGATATTTCATTTGGTCTAAAAAGTTACGCAAGATTTGTTTTAAGTAGGTTTCTATAAAGGTTTTAGAGGAAACTCGTACAAAAAAGTCGCGGTCGGAACC